AGCGGCAAGGCCTGCCATGTCTTTCTTCGAGGTATTAAACTCGATAACGGCACAGCGAGAATGCAGCGGTTCAATGATGCGATTCTTAAAGTTACACGTCAGAATGAACCGGCAGTTATTTGAGAACTCCTCGATGAAACCGCGCAGCGCTGGCTGCGTTGACTGAGGATTGAGATAGTCAGCTTCATCGAGTATCACGACCTTCGGTCCACCACTTGTTAGTGAAACCGAAGATGCGAACTGCTTGATCTTATTCCGCAGAACGTCAATGCCTGATTCTTCGGATCCGTTAATTAGAAGATAATCAAGCTCAAGCTCGTTGCACAGCGCTCGCGCAACTGTTGTTTTACCGAGTCCGGCGGTACCAGTTAGAAGCATGTTGTGCATCTCGCCGGAATTCACGATAGCCTGAAAAGTTTTCTTTAACGCATCTGGAAGGATACAGTCAATAATCGTTTGTGGGCGGTATTTTTCCACCCACAAAAATTCTGCAGATTGTTTACTCATGTAAGATGGAACCTAATCAGGAAGTAATTGACTTGTAGATCGACGTAATTTCATCGGTCTCACTTTCAAACTGTACCGCGGTTTGGCGGTGATAGAGCATAGCGACTTTCTTCATAGTACGCTTCGGCATCTTGTACTTGTCCTCAAGCGCCTTGAGAACCTCCGTAATCTGTGACCTGGAAGTCTCGATAATAGTGAGCTCCTCGGAGATTTGCTCAAATGCTGTGCGGATCGCTTTGCGATCTTCTGGGTTGTTAGGAATGTTGCTCATATGTTATTAAGAACCAAACGTTGAATCTTTCTCAAGGGCAATCCAATACTCGACTTTGAGCGTCGAGTTATTCTCAAAATGGCTGATCAGCTTTGAGCTGATCGAGACAGTGTAGTCGCCCGGGAGCATCTTCAGATTGCCAATGACGATAATGAATGAGAAAGTTTCCTCACAAGCATTACTCTCATCGATAATAACTGAGTACTTATTGGCTGTCTTATTTTTCAGATCAATGATCTGAGCAGTGACGACGCCTTTCTTGCCAGAGATCTGCAGTGTAGCATGCCCGAGTACAGCGGCAGCTTTCTTGATCTTCGAGATCAGATCGGCAGTCAGCGTAACTTTTACGTCAGCTTTGGGCATCGAAACATTCTTGCTAGGAGCTGTCAGAACCTCTGGGCTAGAGTAGAAATACTCAATAGAGGTAGCGTTATCGCGCACAGTGATAGAATCCTTGCCGAAGTCAAGCTCTGGGTCATCGACCAAAGTAATTGTGGATAGAAACTCGTTGAGATCGTAAATACCGAACTCGCGAGGAATACGCTCCTCAATCGTGGCAGACGCCATGATATTTTTAGCCTCTGCAATTGTGGAGATAGTATTGCCTTCTTTGAAGATAAGGTTGGGATTGATTGCCGAAAAGTTCTTGAGGATGTCAATCGTTGGTTGAGATAGTTTCATTAGAGTTTAATTTATTGTTGTATTCTTTAGTCTCAATCTCGTAAAGGAAAAAGAGGTTAGCCATTGCATGGCCTAAATGGTGCCGGCCGGTCTCGGGGTCAATCCGCTCACCGCGTTTCCATGCCCAGATATGGCGCTGCATTGCATCAAAGTAGCGGCGCTCACCTTCGTTTACAAAGCGCCAGTTATCGCGATCATACTTCTGAGCGCCTAGGGTGAGTACAGTTGCCAGTTCATCTAAGGCATGAGGCGGAATTAGGCCATATTCCTGCTTCCCAGCATCAAACTTACGACCCTGTTTAGTAGACGACATACTCAGTATTAGAAAAGAAATGGCTGGAGGATTTACGCCCTCCAGCCGATAGTTCTTATGGGAACTTAGCGCAGGTTAGTAGCACTGCGCGGGGCGTCGTAGCGGTACGCAAAGACCGTTTTACCGGCTTTTGAGGTGCGGCGATTGGTCATAATGACATGACCTTCATCTCGGAGAGCGGAAATTACCGCGCTCGGATTGGCGATTGCCAGACGCCGTGCCGCCTCGGCAACAGTAACCTCTTTGCCTTTGGCCAGGAGGTTAAACATACGGGTCTTCTGGGATGTATTGGACTTGCTCATTGTATTATCTTGCTTTCAATGATCCTGTTGTTGTTTAAGTTACGGTAATGGATCAGTTATCGTAGAGCTATCATACACTACGCCCACCACTTGTAAACAAGAAAGCAGGCACAGCATAAACTTTTTAGTATGGCGTGGGCGTTGCGCCCAGCGATGTAACTGCGCCTGCAGCAGTATTAGGCTGGCTGGCAACAGGCTGAACTGTGGGATCGATCTTGGTGTAAAGATCAAGGAATGCGCCCTTGGTATCGTCATCGAACCGGCTGATGCACATCTGCACCGCTTTAAGACGGTCTTCAAAGATACTAAAAGTCTGAGCAATGTGGCACAGGCGGCGCGTAGAGATCACTTCATCTACACCGTCATCTGCGAAAGTTTTCCGGATAGCCTCGGCCCACGTTGTGAGCTTTTCAGCAAAGTCTTCGTCGCGCCGACCAAACTTATCCATGTGCTTCAGCACAATCTTGCGCTCAGTAGTAACTGATGCATAGGGCTGCTCAATGGTTGCCACGAAGCGCTCAAGGAACGCTTCATCGATAATAGTAGCAGCAACAAAGCGGCCGCTGTCAGATCCCTTACCTTTGGTGTTAGCAGTAGCAATGACGTTGAAGCCTTTAGCAGGAAAGATAACCTCGCCAGTCTTCTTAATCATAACTGGCTTGCCTTCTAGCACGCCCTGCAAGCACATAATCTTATTGGTTGCACGGTCGATCTCATCGATCAGAAGGATTGCACCGCGCTCCATAGCTTTAATGACAGGCCCCTTAGCGAACACTGTCTCACCATTGAGAAGGCGAAAACCGCCGATAAGATCATCTTCATCAGTCTCAGGTGAGATCTGAACGCGAACATACTCGCGGTTAAGCGCAGCACACGCTTGCTCGACCATCATGGTTTTGCCGTTGCCAGAGAGGCCAGCGATATAGATTGGATAGAAAGTCTTAGCGCGGAGAATTGTGGCCACGTCGTCATACGACCCCCACCTGACATAAGTGGGATCTACCTCAGGAATGTAGCTATCCTCATTCACTGTTGAGGAGATGGCGGCGGCAAGCTTAATTGCTGCTGCAGGTGCAGCGGGAGCAATAACTGCAACGTCCGTTGCAGTTGACTTCCTGTCACCGAGCAGCTTGCTGAAGTTATACATGCCGCGGGCAATCTTGTACTCGTCGCCGATCAGTTCGGCTGCGCCTTTGAATCCAAAGCCAAGTTCCACGGCAACATCGTCGATCTGTTTCCGCCGAAAGATTGACGTATCAGAGTGACGGTCGCCAAGGACCTTGAGGATTTGTATGGATGTGTCTTTCATGATGTAATGGTTATTTGAGTTACGCCAGCATTCTACACTATTTTGTGTCAATCGTATACTAATTTGATGCGCTTTATCTTGTTGATAGGCCATCAACTTATGCTATGGCCTCAGCAAATTTCGTCACAAAGACGCGATTAGCCTTCTTGCTGGACGAATAGTCCATGAAAGCACGGGCAATCTTGCCGCGGCTCATATCAGCGGTAACTTCCAGTTCGTCGTCATCATTTACAGCAAGGTCATCGCCCAATGCCACGATGAAGTAGCTAGAGTAGTTGAACGCGCCTGGCAGAGAAAGAACTTCCTCTTCCTTGTAGATACGTTCCAGCTTGGTTGTCCAAAGTTGGAAACCTTTGGTAATATCTTTAAGCATAGAAGCAGCGGCAAGTTGCGCATGCTGGCGCATGAGACTCTTGCAGGCAGGAACATAAAAACCGATGACCTCGGTATTAGCACTGATCTTAAGATTCTCGATCAAACTCGCAGTCATGTCCCGGTGAGTAGAGTTAACAGTACGACCATTCAGCTTGAAGGAAGTGCGTATGCTAGCATAATAATCGCGTTTGTTAGATACACGGTAGTCGTTAAGCGAGGCGGCTTCAGTAACGCGCAGCGAATGGCCGGCGCCGTCAGTCAAAAAGATAGTTGTCATCTTATCTGGATTATGCCGAGCGCGGAACTTCTTGACAAGATCATGGGCAATGATAAGCGTCTCATTCAGAGGAGTATCGCCAAGTTGCTCGCAAAAACCGTAGGCACAGCTATTCTGCGCCCGCAGCCAGAGAGCGTAGATAGCATCATTAAAGTCAGTTTTGTTCAGATCAGAAGTAACAAGCTCAAGTAGAATCGTATTGGACACTAGAACTTTATCAGAAGTAAAGTTAGTATTAGAAGTGTGGTAAGATACTGACTTAACCAGACCGCTATAAGTGTTATCACAAGTAAAGCCATAGACAGCAAAAGGAATACCAGTACGGCGGCAGAACAGCGCCATGTTAATGAGATGCTTTAGAACGTGTGGCAACTGGCGCTGCATTGAGCCAGAGTAATCCACGAACATGAGCATCCCATGATTCTTGGCGTTTGCCAGCTGAGTCACACTCAGAAACAGGTCATCGCTGATCTTGTAGGAATGAAGTTTATTGAGATTCAGCGATCCAGTTTTAGAAACTGAGGCACGGGAGTATTGGTAAGCAGCTTTACGCAGATCGAATTCTTTCACGAGCATACCCACAACTTTCTGTGTCGACTTAAGAAACTGCTGAAATTGCTGTTTCAAGAGTGGATTTGTGGCAGCATCGGTAAAATTCGGAGTGCGGTTTCGAATAGCGTTTAGCTTATCATATGTCAAAACATTCTCAAGACATTCCGCAGTGGTTGGAGCACTAGCAAAGTAGGTATTAAGAGTTTCTTTTGAAGAATCGATAAGCTGCGTACGAGTATTAGTATCAAAACTGCGCTGGGTCGATACGCCGTCCAGATCTTCATCTTTTGTAGGCTCTGCATTCTGCGTGGGGTCGATCTCGACATCGCTCGCAGAACCCTTAGGGACACTAGGCTTTTCATCAGATTTCTGATCGGCATCACCATCGGTTTGCTCGCCGTCATCTGACGAACCTTTTTCTTTGCTAGCGTCATCACTTTTAAGATCAGATGCAGAATCGGTTTTTGCTTTCTGCTCATCGC